AGGGGTTTTTTATTTAATAAGGAGGTAATAAATGGCAATAAAAAGTTTTTCATTAAGAATCAAAAGGCCACGAAGTGGAAGAGGGATTAATAAAGGGGCTCAGTTAAGCAAATCGGAGATAAGAAAGATAGGCTCAATAGGAAGCCGAAATCTTAACTCTGAAATGGGACATTTAAGTTCGGCTTCTATGCCTTCAATAAAAAGAATCCAACCTTAGAAGGAGGTGATGAGAAATGGGAAGAAAAAAACTGCGAAAGAAAACCGCGAAGCCAAAGAAAGAAAAGGAGAAAGAACAAATGGCGGAAAAAACACAAAGATATGTAAGGAAAGATAAGGTAGAGATAAGAAAAAAAGAAGGATGGAAAGAGGCAAAGTCCTCAGATGAGAGAATGAATAGAACATTGGCTCGGAATGAAGGCGATTTGGTTTTAATGGAAAAATAAAAAGGAGGATAAGATGACTACGCAAGACATAAAAGATGTCACGGAAGAGCAGGAACAAATAAAGAAGGATGATGAGACATTTAAGGAGTTAAATAAAAAAGAAGATAGAACAAATGATGAGGAGAAAGAACTTGGTGAGATAAAAGAGCGCTATGGTAAGCGAATGCAAAAAAGGGTAGATGAGCTTAATTGGAAAGCAAAATCCGCAGAAGAAGAAACAAGGAAGGAAAAAGAAGAAAGACAAAGACTTGAGACAGAAGTTGCAGAATTAAAAAGGAAAACTACGACGCCTGCAAAACCGCTTGTTAAAGAAGAATTTGTGGAAATCGGAGGAAAAAAATATCTTACGAATGAGGCTTTAGTAGCCAAGATGAATGCAGGTGAGATAACTGAGCAAGAAGCATATAAATATGAAAGAACAAGGGATAGAGAAGAGGATAAACATCTTCTTAGAGAGGAGATAAAACAAGAGAAAGTAAAGGAATCAGCGGAACAGGTAAGATTTGATGACGCACAACAGGTTCTTAAAGAATATCCTCAATTTGCTAAAAATCATTCGAGTTTTAATCCCGAAGACCCTTTATATAAATTAACTACCGAGATTTATTCAGAAGGTTACGCGGTTAATCCGAGAGGATTGAGCCTTGCGATAAAAAGAGCAAAGCAGATTCTTAAAATGACTGATACAACAGTAGATAAATCTGATGAGCTTAATTTGGATGTTTCAACGCCACCCGAGAGGATAAGGCGGAAAGAGCAGGAAATAACGCTGGATGAGGACGAGAAAGAGGCAGCGGAAAGAATGTATAGGGATATAATAAATCTTAAAACAGGAAGAACCTATACAGAAAAGGAAACACATGCAAAAGCCCTTGAAGCTAAAAAGATAAGAGGGAGGAGATAATAAAAATGGCAGACGAAAATAAAGTCCCAGTAGATACAACGATAATCGAGAAAAAAGAAGAGAAATTTGAGGATTACAAGGTTGAAATAATACGAGATTATTACGGGCACGTAGACCCGTTTTATCTCTCGAAGAAAGACCCAAACTACGAATATCGCTTTTTAAGGGATGATCCGAAGAATATAACTATTAAAACAACGAATCTTCTCTTCCAGAAAGGCGGATGGCAGATAGTACCAAGGGAACATTTACTTAAATTGGATATAAAAGAAAGGGAAATCTCAGCCGATGGAATGTTAAGACGGGGAGATACTATTTTAGCTTTTATGCCTAAAAAACTGTTTCTTGAAAAAGAAAAATATAAACAAGAACAGGCAAATGCCCCTGTTAACGCTGTTAAGCGGTTAGTTAAAGAAGGTGATAAAAGCGTCGGTGCGGGTGATGTACATCCCACGATGCGAGGTATTGAAACAGAAAAGCAGTTAGGAATGAAATAAGGAGAAATTATGGCAAACAGAGATAATCCTTGTGGTTTTACTCCCGTTGGCATGTTTGATGGCTCCGAAATTCCGACTCGTCTTTTTCCGGCTACTTCGGTAGGAAGCAATCTTTTTGTAGGTGATTTAGTAAAAGCTATGGCAGCAGGGGATGTTGACCCATCTGCCGCTGGCGATGGAGATATTGTAGTTGGATGTGTTGTAGCTCTTTATGATAGCAACAAAAATCCGATAGGGCATCCAAACAGCTCCATATCTACAAAATATATTGCTTCCGGTTCAAGTGGTTATGCTTTAGTGGCATTGGCTTTGCCTGGTGCAATTTTTCAGGTTCAGTCAGATACAGGGACAACTGTTGCCGAGACATCAAGGTTTGCTACTGCTGACCATGTAGCAGGAACAGGAAATACAACAACGGCGAAATCGGGGCATGAGTTGGATTCATCAGCTATTACGACAGGTGCATCAGAACAATTGAAAATCATTGATAAAGTTGATGAGCCAAATAATGCTTGGGGTGATGCGCACGTAGATTTGTTAGTAGTATTTAGCGAGAGTTATTGGTTTGATAGTACCGCAGGCTTGTAAAAAAGGAGATAAAAGATGGCTATTAATCGTACTACAATAGTTGATGCTCTTGATGCCAACTTGAATGAGATGTTTCAAGATGGTCTTACAAGCTGGGGTGAAGAGTATCAAAAAGTTTTTAACGTAGGTTCTTCTGATAAGCAATCAGAGAAGGACAGCTACGAGTCAGGTTTTCAACTTATGCCAGAAAAAGCAGAGGGCGTTGCAGCGACGTATGATGTGATAAAAGCTGGTATAAGCAAAACATATACTCATCTTACTTATGCGATGGGATATGAGATAACGGAAGAGGCAATTGAGGATAATTTAAGAACACCCGAGACATTTAATAAACTTCCTCAAGCTCTAAACCGAAGCTCGATAGAGACGGTAGAAGTTACATCTGCGAATATTTTAAACAATGGTTTTTCAACTACAGGTTTTGATGGTGTTGTGTTATTTAGCACCGCTCATCCTACCTTGGATGGTTCAACGCAATCTAACAGACCTACTACTCACGCAGATTTATCAGTTTCCTCTTTAACAGCGGGTCTAACAGCAATTGAAAAGTTTGTTGACGAGAGGGGATTGAAAAGACCGACAAAGGCGGTTCTTCTAGTAATTCCGACGGATAGTTGGAATATAGCAGAGGAGCTTCTAGGTTCGGAATACAAGCCTTATGTCGCAAACAACGAAGTAAATGCTCTTCAAAAGAAGGATTTACAGTATTTCGTTTATCATTATCTGACGGATACTGATGCGTGGTTTTTGCTTGCTGAGAAAGCAAATCATAAACTTAAATTTTTCTGGAGAGTAAAATTCGGAGCTTTGCGCAGGGGAACTGATTTTGATTCAACGAATTTAAAACATCTAGCGAGAGGAAGATTTTCTGTTGGTTATTCTCACTGGATGGGAACCTATGGTTCACAAGGAGCATAAAAACAAAGGAGTAAAAAGATGAGAAGAGCATTCTATTTTATAACAGCATTAAGTTTGACTCTACTTATGACTGCTCCTTTGCTTGCTCAATCCCCAAGACAACCGACTTCTTCTGAAGGCAAGACTACTTTCACAAATATCGCAGTAGTTGGGCTAGAAGCGACTGGCGTTCCTAGCTATATTGAGATGGTAGATTCTTTGGGTGACACTTATTACTTATATGTCAGCCAAGGAAGATTAAGAATAGCATCCGATGTTGCCGCAGGAAGTGCTGCAAGTCCCTCAATGACAACTTGGTCTAAATTTAGTACAGGAAAGGTAGAGGTAGGTGTTTTGGTAGGAGGTCAGACAACGGAACCATAGTCATAAGTAAACGGGGCGGGATTGATTTCTCGCCCCGTAGTATTATTATCAAATGAAAAATTTATCATATTAACATTTATCGGAATATTTATAGTATTACTTTCATCAGTGATACCGTTAGAAACATCTTCTAATCTATGGTATCCACAATATCTTTCGCTTTTATTTATAATATTTTTGGGAATATCTTTTGTCTTATGGGATTTTAATAAATATTTATCTATTTTTACGATGCTTTGTTTATTCTCGGCATATTTCGTTACTAACTGCAATTCTCGGGCGATGATGCTTTTATTTCAGCTAGATTTAGGTTGTCTTGCTTCATATGGTTTAAGTAAATTCGATAAAAGAGCGAGAAAAATAATTTTATACGGGATATTAGGACTTGTTGCTATTCAGTTTATCTGGCTTATATTGCAGAGTTTTAATTTGGATTTCATATTTGATTCTTTAACAAATTCTAAATTGGATGATACAGTAGGTTTCTCAGGTGCN